ATGAATCACGAGATTACCGCCTCTACCATCAGGCACGTCTATGGAATGGGGGCGTCACGCTACGAACAGGTGATGGCAGAGTACTGGGAATTTGACCGCCGCAAGTTGATCGGTGAATTGGCTCTAGAGTCATCACAGCACGTGCTCGAGGTAGGGGTGGGCACTGGCAGAAATCTGGCCTATTATCCGGAGGATGCCCGCGTGACGGGAATCGACTTCACGCCGGAGATGCTGGCGATGGCCCAGGAGAAACGAGACGCGCTGGATCACAACGAGATTGAGCTACGCGAGATGGACGCAGCAAGCATGACCTTCGGCAATGACAGTTTCGATGCTGCCCTTGAGAGCTTTGTGCTGTGTGTTGCTCCCGATCCAGAGCTGGTCCTCTCGGAGGTTGTAAGGGTAACCAAGCCGGGAGCCAGGATTGCTGTATTTGATTACTGTCGCTCACGGGAAGCCATGACGCGGAAGTGGCAGGAACTGATCGCCGAGACGGCCCGGACCGTTGGGTTCCCGGCAGGCGTGATCGTATGGGACCCTCTGCGAGATTATGAGGAAATTATCGAAGAGGCCGGGTTACCGCTGTGTGTCGAGCGCATGGAGCGACACGAAAATACCAACCCATTTCTTCTGGCATGTTCCATGCTTCTGATCAACGCGAAAGACACCGACTGCATCTGACACGAGGAATGGCACGCTGCTCATCACCATGGCCGCCAGTCTACTGACAGCATCAGCCAGTATGACCGAGCAGCTCCACAATCCAAGCCTCGCCCCCAAGCGGGCGCTACAGGCCGTCCAGTCGGACGGAGTCCTCAGCCGCCTTGCGAACATTTCTTCCCCTTCTTACCAATCCCTGGTAATCCACCACTTTGAATTCCAAGGCCAGCCCATATCTTGGGCTCATGGCACTGAGTTTGGCAGAACAACTGCAGATTGTAGACGACGCGATTGAGCGGACACTGCAGGCTCAGTCGTCGACGGCCCCGGACGGACGGTCGAAGACGAACCTGAGACTAGACGAGTTGCGCCAGATGAAGGAGGATTTGGAGCTACGAATCAGGTTCGCGACCGGGGGACGTGTTCGAGCCCTGGAGGTGGCGGACTGATGCGGGCACTGCTCACGAAGTGGCAGCGGAAGTTGGCGGACAGCGTGGATCGGCTGACGCTGGCGGTTTCGCCCAGGCGAGCGTATTTGCGGCGGGCGTACCGGTTCGCCTACGATGCGCTCGATGGGTCGCGGACGCGGAAGCCTCGGAGCGGTCTATCGGGATCGGGTGACGCCCATCTGACAGAATCAGCGCTGTCACGGCTGCGGGAGATCTGCCGGGATATGGGGCGGAACAATCCGCTGATCAAGGGCCTGCTCGCGACGGAGACCAAGGGCGTCGTGGGTTCTGAGACCAAGGTCGAGTCTCGGACGGTCGACGAGGCATGGAACCAGACGGCCGAGCGGCTGTGGAAAGAAGAGATGATCGACCGGCCGTGCGACGTCACGGGGCGGTTCAACTTTCATACGCTGTTGAAGCTGGCGTATCAGTCCTATCGCCGGGACGGCGACGACTTGATGGTGTTTGGCCCGGAGCACCTTTGGCTCGTTGAAGGCGAGCAGTGCGGTACGCCGCACGGACTGCCAGCGGCCCAGCATTACGATGTGATCAATGGCGTGGCCGCCCGCAAGACGGATGGTCGGGTGATTGGTTATTACATCGGCTACGCGGACCGGTGGGGTTTTATCAAGGGCGATTCCTACCGGTGGCTGACGACCGAGCACGTGCACCATGTGTTCAATCCCGACCGCGTCAGCTACACGCGGGGTGAGCCCGTGTTGACCAGTGCGATCGACTGGATTGACAAGTTGACCCGCTACGCCGACGCCGAACTGGTCGCGGCCCACGTTAACGCGCTGTTCGTAATGGCCCTGACGAAACGATTCCCCGAAGGGATGCTGCCAGCGGTCCGGCCGAACCAAGCGTCCACGGCCACCGGTGCCGCAGGGTTCAAGCAGGAGAAACTCGGACCGGGGTTGATCTACGAGTGCGCGCCGGGCGAGGACGCCAAGGCGATTGCCGCCCAGCGGCCCAACTCGGAGTTCGACCGGTTTGTTCTGCGGTGCCTGATGTTCATCTGTCGGCCGATGTGCATGCCATTGATGTTGGCGACGCTCGACTATTCGGGGGCCACGTTCATGAATGCCCGGATCGCTTACCAGGAGGCGTGGGACAACTGGAAGGACGAGCAGAATCTGGTCATCAAGCCGTTGGTCAGCCGGATCTGGCGATGGAAGGTTTCGCAGTGGATCGCTCGCGGCGATCTATCTCCCAGGGACGATGCGTTTGCTCACGAGGTGATCTGCAAACGCTGGCCCTACGTGGACCCATATAAGGAGGCCATGTCGGACAAGGTGGATTTGGAGAACGGCACGAATACGCGCACGGCAATCTGTGCGCGGTCCGGCCGAGACTACCGCGATGTGGTCCGTGAGCGGGTTCGGGAGCAGAAGATTGAGCAACAAGAGGGACTTGTGGCAGCGGATCAAGGCCAAGTGACCGAGGACGGGAAGGAGTCAGGCGATGCCACAGACAATGGCTGAGGTGGCCAAACGGTTTACCGGTGAGACAACGGCACCAAGGGATGCCTGCGTGTTTGCACGGCAGGGCGGTGTCCAGTTTGCTGCCGGCGAGGGCGACGACGAGAATCGCTTCCACATCGAGGCCTATGACGGGCGAGTGATTCCGAACCACTGGTATTGGGGCAACCTGGCGTTTGATTTGGAGGGCCTGGCATTCGCGTCGGAGCCGCTGCCGGTGCTCGATTCGCACTGGACCAATTCACGTCTCGGCGTCACGACGAAGCAAGAAATCGGCCGAAAGGTGACTTTCGAAGGACGGTTCCTGGGCAATCCCGACGCCCAGCAACTTCGAGGGGACATGCAGGACGGCTTCCCCATGCAGGCCTCGCTGTCGCTGGTACCCAGGGTCATTGAGCGAGTCATGGAGGGTGCCAGCGTCAAGGTCAACGGCCACACGCTCAAGGGGCCGGGGGCCGTCTTTCGCAAGGCCCTGATCGACGAGGTCAGCATGTGTGTCTTCGGGGCCGTGCCCAACACGAGATCAACCGCATTTGCGGATAACGACAGGCAACAAGTCCAGTTTTCAGTGATCGGAAAGGACATCACGATGACAGATGAGAATCAGGCGACAGTCCTGACGGCCGAATCGCTCAAGGCCGAGCACAGTGAGGTCTATCAGGCCGTCTTTGAGGCGGGCAGGGTGGAGGGCTTACAGGCCGAGAAGAACCGCTTTGCGGCCCTGAAGGAGACCTGTGGTGAGGACAGGGAGCTTCTGGTCACGGCGTTTGCCGAAGGGCGGGACGAATCCTGGGCCTTGCGGGAGGCGAACGGCCGTTTGACCACGCAATTGAAGGCTGCCCGGGAGCAACTCGCCAAACCACCCGCCGTCGGGGCCAAGCCTCAGCGGGATAAGGCGACACAGGAGTTCATCGAACAACCGGCCCCGGAGGTTCAGGAGAGCGGCCCCGTCACGTTCATGGAGGCGGTCAAGGCCCACCAGGCTGAGTTCAAGGTCAGCGAAGCCGAGGCCGTCCGCAAGTGCGTGGACCTGTACCCGGATCTGCACGCCAAGATACAGGATGGTGAGTGACCGGCAGGCCTCTCCAACCAGTTCAACAACAAATCGAAAGGACAAACATGGCACGCGTTAAATGCCCTCAGTGTGGTACCGAGCGGGTGGTCGTCGAAGGTAAGCGGAAGAACTGCCGCAAGTGCGGCACGCGGCTGACGGCGAATATGGCTAATGTCAAGAAGGCCGCCAAGACACCCAAGGGTGAAGAGCAGCCACTGAAGGCGTAGAAAGGACATTCATCATGATCGAAGGATCGAAACGAACATTCCCGGCCGGTGCGGCTCTGGAGCCCCGCCGGCGTGTCAAGCTTTCCGGCACCAGTGTAGTGTACGCCGGCGATGAGGAAGAGGCCATCGGCGTGACCGAGTTCCGCGCGGCATTGGGTGAAGATATCACGGTTCGCCTCATCAATGCCGGCGGCACATTCGAGGTCGCAGCGGCTGGGGCGATTACGGCCGGAGCAGCCGTCTATCCCGCGGCCGACGGCAAGGTCGAAGGCAGCGGTACCACCGCCAGAGGGGCTGCCCTCGATGAGGCCACGGCCGACGGGGACATCATCGAGTGTCTCCTGACGTCGTGATCCAGTGACCACCAGGTAATCTCTGCAGAGAAGGAGTAACATCCATGCCAAGACCATCAACAGCCGCTGAGCGGCCCGATCTGCGGGCCGTGATTTACGAGGCGGTGGACCCGGTCAACGTATTCATCGGCCTGCGCGTGCTGCCGCTGTTTCGGACGGACGAGCAGACCGGCCAATACCCCGTCATCCCGCCCGAGGTAATGTTCTCGACACCGAATACGAAACGCTCGGCTCGCGGCCATTACCAGCGTAGCGACTGGGAATGGCAGTGGGACACATTCGCCACGGAAGAGAACGGCTGGGAGGAACCCGTAGACGACCGCGAGGTCAACCTCTACCAGCGGTACTTCGACGCCGAGGCCATGGCGGGCATCCGGGCGCTCAAGATCATTCTGCGCGGGCAGGAGAAGCGCGTCGCCAATATGGTCTTCAACGAGTCGAACTTCACCGCCCATGCCGTGACCAATGAGTGGGACGACCATGAGAATGCCGTCCCCATCGATGACGTCAAGGCTGGTCGGAAAGCGATCCACGATGTGATCGGCGTCGAGCCGAACACGCTGATCATCAGCTATAGCACGTTTCTTGACTTGGGCCTGTGTGATCAGATCATCGACCGGATCAAGTACACGACACCGGCCGTGCAGCGGGGCGACATCGCGGTGCCGTTGCTGGCCCAGGCGTTCGGGGTCGATCAGATCCTGGTGGGCGGCTCGCTATTCAACGGGGCCAAGAAGGGCCAGGATGCATCGCTCTCGGCAATCTGGAGCAACGAATACGCGATGCTTTGCCGGATCAGCGACAGTCCTATGCTGGGCGTCGAACCGGAACTCGGCCGGACGTTCCTCTGGACCCGGGAATCACCGACCAACACGGTCGTGGAATCCTACCGGGATGAGACGGTTCGCGGGGATGTGATTCGAGTGCGGCACGACACGGATGAGGAGTTTATCTCGACCGAGTGCGGCTACCTGATGAGCAATATCACGACCTGATGAGCCTAATCCAGCGAGGAGTGCAATGACCACACAGTCCAATGGCAACCAAGTCACGCTGACGCAGGCGGACCAGCAGATCGTTCGCTGGATCGCCAAGGAAGTGGCGGACAGTCTGGGCAAGGAGATCGCCGCTGCCCAGGGTGAGGCCATGGCCCAGATGATTGAGTTGCACAAGGCAACGTGCCAGACGAGCCAGCAATGGTTCGGGTCCAAGCGTTTCCTTGTGGGGCTGCTGGTCGGATTGGGGGCGTTGACGGCCGGCGGCAGTGCCTTGGGCTCGGCGCTGATCAAGCTGCTGATGGGATCTTGAATACGACAAGGAGACACTCATGTCATTGACAACGAGAATTGCTTTGGGTTTCGACCTTTTATACCAGGCGACGACGGATTTGGGCACGCCCCAGGACCGTGTCACGCTCAATCGGCTGATCGAGCTGGCCAACGGCATCGGTGCCAACCAGGCCAACATGGTCTTTCGGGGCAGCCGGTCTTTGGCCGATGGGGCCGACGAGACGCTCGATCTGTACTCGAGCGGGACGTTGCTCGATCCGCTACGGTATGCCTTGACCATGGAGAAGCTCAAGGTGCTCTATATCAAGAATACCAGCACCGAGGCGAATCTGCTCATCGGCGGGGCCGAAACAACACCTGTCCTGCTGTTCGATGACCCGACCGACATCTTCAAGTTGCGGCCGGGCGGCATCTTCCTGACTACGGCCCCGGATGCCGACGGCATCGACCTGACAACGAACAAAGACCTCAAGCTCGCCCACGACGGCACGGGCACCAGTGATTTAGCCTACGAGATCATTGCCATCGGTGTCGATTGATCCATGAGCACCCATGCTGACATCCTGATCGAGGACGCGGAGTTCTTCCTGGCCGAGTACGGCGAGGAGGTTGTGGTTCACCCGCCGGCTGGAGACGCCCGCACGGTCACGGCGATCGTGGAGCGTAACGCCCGCGACCTGCAAGACAGACCTCGCACAGAGATCCAGCCGGTCATCGTTCGCTTGCGCAACGATGCCTCGACTGGCATCGCGGCGGCCGAGATCTCCAATCGCTGGTACGTCAGTGTTCGGCGACAGATCGGCGGCGAATACGTGAAGCTGCGGGTCACACGCTGGCCCGAGCAGGATACCGGCTTCATTACCGTGGAGTTGACGTGATGGCCGAACCCCTTGTGAAAGTCGAATTCGATAGGGCCAAGCTCAAGGCTGTTGACCGGGCATTGAGCGAGCAATCGAGGCTACTGCCGAGGATCGTCTATCGAGGCCTGAAACGCACGGCCGCCGCCGGCCGGACTCAACTCGACAGTGAGATTCGACAGCGGATCACGGCCAAGAAACGTGACGTCATGGCCCGGATCATGGATGAGGAGAAGGCCAGCTATACGAACTGGCGATGGCGACTGGGTATCAGCCGTCGACGGATGGCTTTGGCGGCGTTTCGCCATACGATCAGCAAACGGCGGGGCGTCACGGCCACCGTTCGCAAGGGCGAGAGCAGACGCATCCCGCGTGGTTTCAGAACGGAAGGGTTCACGCACGCTCAATCGGGCGAGCGGGTCGAAGGGGACCGGCTGTTATGGCGGCGGGTCCAGAAGGGCGACAAGGGCTTCAGTAAGGGGACGCCCACGGCCTCCGGCGATGTGGTGCGGCGGTTGCCCGTTGTGTTCCTACGAGGGCCTTCCATCGGCCAGGTGGTCGAGGATGCCCAGGATCTGCTCCGTGAGGTCCACGACAAGGGCCAGGAGCGGCTGGAGAAGGAAGTCCACAGCCAGGTGGACTACGAACTACAAAGGAGATGGCCCAAGTGAGAAGGTGCGAGCATGTCTGAACCAATTGTCGAACGTATTGCCCAGTGGCTCTTGGCGGCGATGAGAGAGATCACGACCGGCAACGGCTATCATTACAAGCTGAGCGTCTCGCGGCCACTGGATCTGGAGCCGCCGGCCGAGACTGTTGGCGATCTCTCCATGATTCTGGAGATGGGCGAACGCGAGGAGGCCACCAAGCCGACGCTGACGCATCGCTGCTGGCGACAGCCGTTCCTGGCCAGCGTCTACTTGCTGGGTTCGGCCGAGCCCGTAGACCAGCGGATCAACCGTGTGGTTGCGAACATTGAGAAGCGGATCGGCATCGAGGTCGCAGCCCATAAGGGGGCTGACGGGCTGTGCGGCGGCTTGGCCTATCGCCTGGTCGTCGAGAGTCCCGAAGTCTGGATCGACCGGCGACGTCAGGCGACGGTTGTGCTCGTGCCAATCCTGATCGACTACAAGGTTTCCATCATCGACCCGTACGCGCAGTAGCGCAAGAAAGGACATCCATCTATGCCAGCAACCGGATACGGGGCCTCGCTCGTAGGCACGGCCCTCGGCACATTCCCGAACGTCAAGGATATTCAGATCGGCGGCCTCGAGGTCGAGATGAAGGAGGTCGCCTGCGTCACCGACGCCAACAAGATCCCGACCAAGCTGCCCAACAAGGTCCGCGAAGGTGACATCGTCTTGACGATGGTCTATGACGCCGAAGGGCAGAGCCTGTACGGCCAGCTTCGTCAGTACGCCAAGGGACACACCAAGGACAATTTCACGCTACGGGATTCGACCGCCAGCGTCCACGCCGGCCTCGGCTACGTCGCCAAGGTGGGCGAGTTGACGATTGATACCGACAACGAAGAGGTCTACAAGGTCACGCTCACACCGGAGAAGGAATGGGACTTCTCGGCGGCCGCGTAGCCAGATCGCATCGACACTACCCCAGAACCAAACCAAGGAGGACACCATGTCTCAAGATACAGTCACGACCCCCGAATCGCCCAAGACGCCGTCGCAGGCGACGACCGAAAGCGTTCTTGCCCTGCGCCGCCGTGTGCCCATCGAAACCTACGACCTGCCAGGTGCCGGTCAGGTGTACGTCCACGGCTTGACCGACGTCGAGGTGCAGGAGTGGTACAATTCCTGCCGGAAAGTCACCGGGGAGGACGGCAAGGAGAGAATCGACGATTCCTTCGGCGACGCCAAGCTGATGATGCGCTGTCTCCGAAACGCCGAGGGAAAGCGTCTGTTCGGCGAGGAGCATCTGCCGCAATTGATCGAGCTGCCCAACCTCATCAAATCCCCCCTCGTGAGTCTCTGCATGAAGCTCTGCGCGATCGGCGGCAAGGCCGATGCGGAGATCCTAAAAAACTTCGAGAGGACCCTCGCCGGCGTCTGTTGATTCGGTTGGCGAGGGCGGACGGCTGCCCCGTTGAGGAGGTCCGGGCCCGCTACAGCGCCTACGAGCTGCGCGAGTTGGAACTGGCCGAGTCCGAAGCTCCCTGGGGCGAGTCAGCTGAAACGTTGCGGGCGATCTATCTGGCTGACGTCGTCCTGGCGGCTCTGGGCGACAAGGACGCTGCCCGAGAGGCCCGGCAGATCCTCAACCGGCTCATGGGCCCGGCCCGGGTCCGACGTCGTGCGCTCGCCGCTCAGATCAGGCACCGCCAGGGAAGGTAGGTCATGGCGAACACAACCGTTGGTATTGTCTTTCAGGTCTTCAATCGCGGCAGCAGCGGTCTGGCCAGTATCCGTCGCGATCTGGGGCGGACCACGAGCCAACTGATGCAGCTCGCAGGCCTGGGCGTCGGGCTCTACGGTTTGGAGCGGGCCTATAAGAGCGTGACAACGGCAGCCATGGTCCAGGAACGGGCGGAAGCGGATCTCCAGGCGTCGCTGGCACGAACCGGGGATGCCACGGCCGAAAACGTATCACAATTGAAACGATACGCTTCGGCGATCCAGCAGGTCACGACCTACGGTGATGAGCAGATTCTCCAACAGATGAGCTACGCCCACAACGTCGGCGTCGCCACCGACCGACTCGACGAGGCCACTGTAGCCGCGATTGGCCTGGCTACGGCCTACGACAAGGACCTCCAGACCGCGATGCGGCTCGTGGCCCTGGCGGCCAAGGGCGAAACGGGCCAGCTCAAGGAGATGGGTATTGTCATCAGTCAGAACCTCTCTCCGCAGGAGCGGTACAACCAACTCATCGCCATTGGGACGAAGAACTTCGAGCTGGCCGCCAAGCAGGCCCAGGACACCGAAGGACAACATCGCCAACTTATGAACGCCTGGGGTGACACGAAGGAGACGATCGGCACCGCCTTGTTGCCCAGCATGAAAACGCTTTTCGAGACGATCCAGAACTACCTCGAACAGAACCAGGAGGATATCAAAGCCTGGGCCGAGGGCACGGTGGGGATGATCACGTGGGTCGTCCAGAAATACGGGCAGGTTCAAAAGGGCTTCGCCGATTTCCTTGAGTCGACGTCCGCTCCCGGTATGATCGAAAAGACGGCCAAGGAAAGGTACAAAAACCTCCATCCCGAAGACACGACGGCGTTCCAGGAGAAGTTCTATCCGGGCGGGTTCTTCGGCGGGGTCGGGGAGACGCCACCAAAGGATAGGGCCGCCTACGAGGAGATCCGCCGGAAACTCTACCAGGAGCAACGAGAGAACGTTCAGGAGCGAGAGGACCTTCAAGAGAAACTGGCCGCCAAGACGCGTCCGCTGCCTGGCAGCTATGAATTGCCAACACTGAATCTGACAACCAGTGGCACAGATGGGGCGTCGGCTGCTGGGCAGATTATCCAACAGGTCTCCGCCCTCGATGGCATGCTCGACAGGCTGAATCGGGAGAACGAACTGCTGGGAATGAACGCCGCCGAGCGTCAACAGCAGGTCATTCTAGACCAAGCGAGAAAGGCGGCCCAGGAGGACGTCAATGACGGTCTACGCACCACGGCGGATCTCACGGCCGAAGAAGTCCGGGCCGTCGAGCAACTGGTGGCCGAGCGTCAGCAACTGGAGCAAGCCGCCACACAGCGGGAGTTCAATACGGAACTCGAGCAAACGATCGCGTCGCTCTACCAGGAAGCCGACCTGGCCAGCCTGACGAACGAAGAGCGTGAACGGCAGGTGATTCTGCAGAATGCTATCAACGAGGCATTGCGTCGTGGTGCCGAGCTAACGGCCGCTCAGCGTGAGGAGTTGGAGCGGGCCATCGAGGCAATGCAGCGGTCGCGTGACATGGCCGACATGACGTTCGGCCAGGGCTTCGCCTCGGGCATCCGTACCATGCAGGAAGAACTCCTGACCGCCGGGGAGATCGGCTACGAGCTCAGCACTATGCTTCGGGACGGCGTGCTTGGCGCGATCAACGACGCAGTCTTTCGGGCAGAAGATCTCGGCGAGGCTCTGGAGCAGGTCGGGCTGCAGATGCTTGAGTACTGGATGCAAGAGGCGATGTGGAAGCCGCTCCTGACGCAGGGGATGAACATCGGCACGCAGTTGCTCGGCAATCTCGCCGGCAGTATTGCCGGTAGCTGGTTCGGCGGATCGGCCGGGACCGTAGCGACTGGGCAGACCTCGATGTTCGGATCGGCCAGTGTGGCCACGGCGGTCGCCCATAGCGGCGGTGTCTCGGGCTACGACAGGCTCCCCGCACGCGTTGTCTCGGCTGCGATCTTCAACCATGCACCGCGTTATCACACAGGGATCGGCCCCGGCGAGCGGGCGGCCGTGATCCGGGACGATGAAGGTATTTTCACACCTGGGCAGATGCGAGCCCTTGGCCGAGGCTTGGGCGGTGATCATGCGGCCTTTGGAGAGATGACTGGCCTGCTCGGGCAGATTCTGGGGGCCGTCCGGGAGCGGCAAACGCTCAAGACCACGCTCGTGGATAAGCGCCAGACGCCGCAGGAATGGTTCGAGAGCCGCCAGGGTGAACAGGCATGGAAATATCACGCGGCCAGGAACGGATAGGGACAACGATGAGTTTCAGTGACTATTGGGAAAACACGATTCTCGACCACATCTTCGGTAAGGCGACCTACACCGCGCCGACCCATGTCTACGTGGCGGCGTCACTGGCCGATCCAGGTGAGTCCGGCACGGGACTGACTGAACCGTCGGGCGGCAACTACGCTCGCGTTGAAACCGATCCGGCCGATTGGTCGATAGCGGTCGACGGCCAAATCGAGAATGCCGCGGCGATTGTCTTTCCCACGCCGACGGCCGACTGGGGCGTGATCACGCATGTTGCGTTGTTCGATGCGGCCACGGACGGCAACTTCCTGGCCCGCGGCGAACTGCCCACCGTGCAGAATATCTACTTCGGCGGAGCACCCCTGGAATTGAGCGCCGGCGGCTTGGCGGTCACTTTGGATTAGACCATGGCAAGCCTGTACGAATCCTATACGACCTCCTACGACGATGCGACCTTTGCCACAGGGGGTGGTCGAACCCGGCAGTGCCAGACGTTCACGCCGGAGGTGGCGCACGTCCTGACAGCGGTCAAGCTGCGGATGTATCGCTCGTCGACGTCGCTGACCGGCACGCTGTATTGCGGCATCTTCGCCACCAGCAGCGGACTTCCGACCGGCTCGGCCCTGGTCTCCGCAACGATTGATTACAGCGCATTGGGCACCAGCTATCCCGGCGAGATTGTTGAGATTCCTTTTGATCCGGGGATCGAAGTCGAGGCGGGTCTAACATATGCCATCGTGATCTGGATGAGCGGGGGCAGCAACAGCTACAGCATTCGCCTTATCTACAAGATGGTAGGGACCTATGGTGGCGGAGCCAGGGTCGTCACCGACGACTACGGAGCCAATTGGAGCATCACGGCTGGTGATCTTTACTTCGAGGAGTGGGGCGAGCCCGTAGGAGAGCCCTGCACGATCGCGGCGGTTTCGTCCATGGTCGTGCGGTCCAGTGGCATCGATTTCGCGCCGGCCTACTGGCCGTGGACCTGGCCGGTCGTCGAGACGCTCACCTTCAATACCGAAATCCTGGAAAGCCACAACCGCACCGAGCAGCGAATCGCTCGGCATGGCGGGATTCCGAGATCGCAGTTTCGTACGACGGTGCTGCTGGCCGGTGACGAGGAGGTCGCATCGTTCGATGCCGTGATGGATGGTTGGCTCAAGCACACCTGGCCCGTACCGCTATGGCCCCAGGCCAAGCGGCACGCAGCGATCCTGTTAGCCGGCGTCGACGAGATCGGCCTGGACACGCGCTACGCAGAGTTCCGCGACGATTCCTATGGCCTGATCTGGCAGCCCGATCAGTACGAGATCATCAAGATCGATTCGAAAACCGACACGGCCCTGGTGCTGAGCAACGATCTGACGAAGGACCTCTTTGGCGACAAGTGGATCGTACCGTTGCGGCGGGGATATGTCCTCGATACACCGAATAAGCAGAGGCTGATCGGCGGGGCGGCCCTGGTCGAGATGACGTGGTTGGTCGTCGATAACGCGGCGGTCACCGGCCATGTAGCGGCAATGACCTATGACGACCTGGAGGTGTTGACCTCACCAACTTTCGCTGATGGCGACAACTTCCGAGAAACGCACGATCCCGATGTCGCTCTCCTGGATGCCGGAACCAGTCCCTTCGAAGTGATTAGCAACAGTGATGAGAACCTCGTTCGTCAGCGACACGTCTGGCAGTGTGTGACGGAGGCCCAGTGCTGGTCGCTACGCCAGTTCCTGCATGCCATGCGCGGACGGCAGGTGGCGTTTCTAGTGCCGACGTTTCGCAGCGATTTGATGCTCACTCGCTATGTCAGCTCGACGGATACAAGTCTGTATATTCGCAACGGTGGCTATGCTCGGAAAATGGGCGATGGTTCCCTGCGACAATACGTAGCATTTCGGCCCACTCCCACCGAGATCATCGTTCGAAAGGTCACGGGGCTTAGTGTCGTCAGTACCGAGGAAGAGAGAATCGATCTGGATGCGGCACCCGAGCAGGCGTTCGCCGCCGGCGGCATGGTTTCCTGGGTGGACAAATGCCGGTTGGCGGACGATACGGTCGAACTCCAATGGCGCGGTCACGGCGAGTTGTCGTGTGCCGTTGATTTGGTCCGTTGCCCATGAATGGGAGCATGAGCTGATGGGCTTCTGGGATACTGAGACTTCGCTGATCGAAGCGGTACCGTACGAACTGCACGAGTTCCAGCTCGGCGAGACCACGACGTTCTGGCGGTATGCGGATGCCCCGGCCAACGTCGAGTATGATGGGCAGAAGTTCTTTGCCTGTTACTGCAGCGGCGGTCGAATCGAGCAGGGGGGCAACGTCCTCAAGAGCCAGACGGTCGTCAAGTGCGACTGGCTCAATCCCTTTGCCTGGCAGTACACCATCACAGCACCCGAGGATATCGTCCACTACGTTCGCTACAAAGGGCACGGTACGGATGTGACGGCCGTCTACCGAGGTGACGTGGCCGACGTGGCTTTCAAGCAGTCCGATCGGCAGGGCAAGCGATGGGCCGAGATCATCATCGATCCGATGACGGCCGCCATGCAGAAGGCGGGACTGGTCACACGCTACAGTCGCCAGTGCAGTGTCGAACTCTACAGCGAGTTTTGCGGCGTGGCTCGCGCCGATCATAAGGCCACGGGTGCTCTTGACGCCGTCGATGGTAATACGCTATCCAGTGCGGTCTTTGCCGATCAGGCCGACGGCTGGTGGATCGGCGGGGATATCGTCGTCAACGGTCGGCGGCGTAAGATCGTGGCGCACAGCGGTAATGACATCGTGATCACACCGGGGATTCCGGGTGTGGCGGCCGATCAGCGATTCGAAGTCTATCCGGGTTGCGACCACCTGGTCGCGACCTGCCACAGCAAGTTCGGCAATCGTGACGAGTATCGCGGTCAGCCGAATATCCCGGACGAGGACCCGTTTAGCCAGTGGGGGATTCTATGATCGAGATGCCCGTACTCGCCATCTTCCAATTGATCCCGTTCCTCTGGCAGATGTTCGTCGCCACGGCCATCTCCACGGGCATATCGATGCTGCTGGCGGCCAAGCAGAAGAGCCCAAAACCGGCGGGCAAGGAAGATTTCACGCTGCCGACGGCCGAGGAAGGGCGGCCCCTGCCCGTGCTCTTCGGCTGCCGGCGTCTCCAGTCTCCCAACGCGGTCAGCCCTCTGCTGCAGTTGAAGGCCAAGAAGAAGGAGAAATGGGCCAACAAGATGACCGGCAGCAAGGTGACCGTGGCCTATCTGTATTCGATCGGGCTGCACATGGGCGTCTGTCAGGCAAACATCGATGGCATTCGGCAGATCTGGGTGGCAGACACGTGCGTCTGGCCCACGCTTGATGATCCGGAGGATCTGGCTGCAGACGGTGCCACCACCGCGACAATCGCGGCGGGTAACTGTTTTGGTGGCTACAAGCGAGAGGGCGGCGTCTCTGGGACGGTTCACATCCAATATGGCGGGGCGACACAGGCACTGGACAGTTATCTGGAGAGCAGGCTGGGCACGGACGAGCCTGCGTATCGGGGATTCACCGGGGTGATTCTGGCGTTGGTTTACATTGGGACCATGCCGCAGATCAAGCCGTGGAGTTTTCTCGGCAAGCGGACCGATCAACTCACCGATGGCTCGCAGATGTGGTATATCAGCAAGGCACCGATCGGGTCCGATGGCGACCTCAACGCGATTCACATCATTTACGAACTGCTGACTTCGATCATCGTCGGCCTGGGCAAGGACACGACTTCGATCGGCATCAGCTTCCTCACAGCGGCCGACACGTGCTACGACGAAGGCTACGGCCTGTCCTGTGTGTGGGATTCGGCCAACGACGACGTTGAGAGTATGGTTCAGCAAATCGAGGGCATTGTTGATGGCAAGGTCTACGTGGATCCGTCGACGGGCCAGTTCGAGATCGGCCTGGTCCGCGACGACTATGATGCCGAGTCTCTGGAGGAATTCGATGAATCTGATTTCTGGGTCGAGCAGATGGCGACCAGCTCGCCCGGCAAGGTGCCGAGCAGAACCATTGTCCAGTGGCACGACCGTGTCACGCTGGAAAGCCGTCCTGCCGTTGATGATGACATCGCGTTGCTAGCTCGCCAGGGTGGTCATCCGGTGGTCCAGGAGTTCGACTATTCCGCTTTCGTCTGCTCGGCGGAACTGGCCGCCAAAATTGCCGCACGTGAGCAGCAGCAGTTCTCCGCGATGCCGAAGCGTCTGACGCTTCGAGCCCTGCGGACGATGGCCCATCTGTACGAAACCAGCGTAATCCGGATCTCGTATCCGGCCCTGAATATCGCCAGCATGGTGGTCCGTGTCGTGACGATCGATCGAGGCAGCCTAACCGAAGGCGAGTGTATCCTCGAAGTGGTCGAAGATGTCTTCAGCCAGGCGTACACCACCTACGGCATGCCACCGAGCGCAGCCGCCAGCGAGGCAGGCGAAGAAATCGAGGATCGTTTCCTCGATGATGAGGGTTGTTCCGAGCTCGTTTTCACCACGTCCAGCACTGAAAATGGACCCTACACGTAGGAAAGCAGCATGATCCGAACCCAGGGTATTCAGTTCCTATTCGAGTTGGCCAACGGCCAGCAGACCAAGCCCAACCACTACTACATCGGTTTCTGCACGGAGGCCGAGGATGATATCCCAGCCAATGCGGCACTGGGCGATCTGACGGAATTGAGCGGCAACGGTTATGCCCGTCAGTATGTTGCCGCCGATTCGATTGGCATGGTCAGTGCCGCCGCCGGAACCAACGGCCGGGCACTGACAACAGCCGAGGTGACGTTCACCGCCTCCGGTGGGGCGTGGAGCCTAGCTAAGACCAAGTTCCTAGCCACCACCGCCGACGATAGCGGCAAACTGATCGCCACCGAGCCCCTCAACGCCGGTAGCGGCGTCGCCCTGGCCGATGGCGAAAGCTACGACGTCACAATGACCCTCGCCAGCGAACCGTAGGCGGTGTCCTCATGCCGGGACATTTTTTGGTGTCTTCCTTGACCGCCGATCCGACTGGGTGTATTTTGACCGTCAGGAAGTTTGCACTTTAAACATCTTGTACTCAGTAGCTCCGAACGCGAGATTCGCCGAAACCGTCTGGAGGGTTGATAGTTATTAGGGCGCGTCCGTGCGCCCCTATCAATGCGGTGAATGGGCTGTGATTTGGAGGATCTTATGCGGATCCGCATAAGATCCCGGGATAAGGGAGTGGACCGACAGCAAGCTCTTGAAGGAGCAAATCTTATGGCGTTCTTGGCAGGAAATCCAAAGGCGGCTTATACGGACCGAAACGAGCATTCTTGCATCTTATGCGGGTCCATCTAATCATTGTTAGCAGCTTAGGGGTACATGTGACCTTCATACTCAATATTTTGCATAGAGACATGTCTGTTCTGTCAGCAGATCGAAAGGCAATGGCGGAGTGCCCGGTTACAACAACGCCTGACATAGCCGTTCACGCTGGAGGCACTTCCATAGTTCACGACTACAATAAAATCACTCTGAATTCGAGCAGAAGCCTAGCCTTGGGCATCGCTGGCCATACACAAGACCATTACTACATCCAAACGATTGAGCGGAGTGCCAGTATCGATGAAGGGCTCTGGACAATTCGAAAGCACATGGAAAGTTTCCTACGTATTCATGATCGCTCCAGCCTGAGCACATTGACCTCGTTCATGGTCAATCAGGGCATCGCCTCGTTCTTTGACCAAGACGCTGACACATACTTCACAAATACATTTCTGTTTAGCCCGGTTGAAAACCAGACTCGCCTGCATCGATCCACCGATGGGGTTAAGATTCTTCATGCCGGCTCGGGAAGCGAGCATTTCGAGAAGGCAGTCGGATTAGTAAACATCGACTCATTTATTGCCTCCACCAAGAACTCGTGCACGCCAGAAGCGTGCATTTCTTGGATGCAAGATGCGTACAGGAGGGTCAGCGAAAGTGATCCCGGTTCTGGAGCTGAGGCTGTGTTTGTGGTGTCAACTAGGTCAGATCCGAAATTCCGTTCTACTGAACGCTGCTAACCATTCACTGCAGGCGCGACGGCCCTGACGGGCCGCGGCCTGAGCTCAAACGTTACACAGAAGAACGATGCCCATCCATTCTAATATCCTCGTTCATTGGACCGGAAGAGACATTGAGAACTCTTCCGCAGGGAGCAACACGCAGCGATATGTCGAGCGCCTCGCAGATGACTGCGAGAACGGACTCTTCGCGAAGCGGACAACGGAAGCTGTCATTCGTCGCTGGAAGATCAAGCATCTGGTGAGATTATGTTTCACCGAAATAAGATTAAGTCAAGCGGAAACACACGCTCGACGGTACGGCAAGCTTGGCATCGGCTTTGCACGTGACTTCATCATGAAGAAAGGTGGTCGTCCGGTCATCTACATACCATATGAATCGGATCGGAATGGTCGTCTGCTAGAGGACTCCATTCGCAAGATCCACGATCGCTCCGAACGTGAAGAGGACATTAGGAGGTGGGCAAAATGGATAATGGCACATGTGAAGCGAATGTCGGATGGCAATGGCGACGACTTTTTCGAAGAACTTGAGTGGCGACTCATCTACGATGAGAGCGACGACAATCCCCACTTCACGAGTGCTGCCGGAAAGGGAGTCTTCAGAATGCCGTTCCAGGCCCGCGATGTCAGAATAATCGTGTTCCCAGATGAGACTGTACGGCGGAAGGCATTAGGCGAGGAAAGGATACGAGCGTTCTTTTCGAAAGACATGCCGAGTACGGTTACGTTGACCGAGTGCGCTGATTTTTAGCGGGAGCCGTTTCTCAAAAGGAGGATTGATTTGTTTCACCGTGTGTGGGTACAAATGGAACGCAGCAAGCGCACGTCCCGCACGCAACGCCGCAATTTGTGTAACTCAGCTAATCACACCGCAGTGGGATTGATCTACTCCCCGTCAGACACGCTGAAAGGCCTCTGGCGGGGTTTTGCTTTTTGTGCGGGCAATCCCGGTGTGAAGCGGTGCTACCGATTGAAATGCCGGTAGAAGTCTTTGCGGTCCCCGACCCGTAGGACCAGGATGCAGAGGACTTTCTGACGGACGGTGTAGGCGATGCGGTAGCTGCCTGAGCGGATACGCCAGATGTCTTCCTGGCCTTTGATTTGCTGGGCGTCGGGCGCGAACGGTTCTTCGGCGAGGGAATCGATCCGTGCGACGATCTGGCGTTGGATCTTCTTGGGCAGGGAAGCCAAGACCTTGAGGGCCCGGCGGTCGATCTCAATGCGGTACGTCATGGCAGCCTACAGGCCCAGTTCCTTCTTCGCCTTCGTCCAGGAAACGGTATCGTTGCGTTTCAGGGCTTTCTTGGCCAGATCCAGGTCCATCCGGTCTTCCAGGGCCTCCAGCAGTTCGGCGTCCTCATAGGGCACGATGGCGAAAAGCGGCTTGCCGCTACGCGTGACCGTGATGCGTTCACCGCCGTAGCCGACGCGGTTTCCCAGATCGGCGAGCTGTTGCCGAAAATCACTGGCAGCGATTGTCGTCATCGGTGGATCTCCATATATTGTACACTCTGTACTATTCGTCCAAATTGTACAATATGTTCAATCGCTTGGCAAGAATATTTTGTCCGCCAGATAGAATCGCTCGTTTCCACCCATCGTCTCTTGTATAAGGCGTTTCACGACCGTCCGATGTGGATGCAAAAATGAGAAGAATTCACTTTTTCCGGCGAGGTTGGCAGGTATGGAGTGGGCGCGAAGATTTTTCTGTTTTCAATGTCACTTTCGTGTCACTGTGTGTTGACATTTTGTTAGAGGCTTGCTTTAATCCGTCGCCTAATCCGGCGAACGGAACGTGCTGGCTTCAAATGAGGTTAGGTCGTCGGGTTCAGCAGGAACCTTTTGATGAGGGAAACAGTGTCATGAGCGAGGAGAGTCGTCTCGCGGATGGGGGTGCCGAAAAGGACCGTGCCATCACACGCCTGGTCAAACTTCTCAACAGGAAGCGGGTCCGTACGACCTATGTCGAGGGCCTGATCGTTGCTATCAAGAAACAGTATCCGCCTGATCGGAGGCAATCGCGGCGGCCTCGACGTCAATAACACGATGAAGCTTCGATCGTTCTTTGTCGGGAATACTGCGCGCGAGCACGGCCATCGCACACTGCTTAGTGTCCTCGGGCCAAGTCGACACCAGTTCTTCCGGAGACAAGTCCGGCGCGCCGGGAGCCGATGCTTGTCCACGTTTGGCGGGTGCCTCGATGGCTGCGTGGAGTTGGTCGACCGGTATGCCGCGTCGAAGAAGATCCTGTGCCATCGCGCGGATGGCATGCTCTCGCTCGGCGGCGGTCCACGCCGGCGTCAGCGGCATGCCACACCACTGCAATGCATCTTCCGGGACCGGGACACGTTGGCGGTTCAAGGGGGCGACGATCTGGTTCATGTCTTCAAGCTTGCCGTAGAGAACCTGAAGGCGAAGGTGTTCGGGCAAGGCCAAGAACAGTTCAAAGAGTCGCGTGTGAAGCTGTCGCGACGGGATGTTGCCACGGCCCTTTACCCATTGCTCGTAGCGTTTCCAGACGTCAACGGGGACGTGCGTATCGATTTTTTTCATGCCTGGTTCTTTTTCCATAAGATTAGCCTATCTCCGAACATACGTGTAGTCAACATGAGCAGACCTGCATATTCCTGAGCACCCCTTCGCTTTTCTTGTTGGCGCGTACTAATCGCATCTGTATATTCCAATCGTGGTTGCGTCACTGGCACGCAGCCTCCTGGTCCTCATCGAGGACAGGCTCACTATGGCCAAGCGGTGGCCATAAGCCAAGAGAAATCACGCTGCAGCGGTCGAGAGGCGGCAAAATGGACGTGCGGGTTTCGAGGTCAGAAAAGGATACTTATGCGGCAGGGCGGTCGGCCCGGTCGGAAGTCCTCAGCCCATGCCAGCTCGCCCCAATGGATGCCCCCTCTTTTCCGCATTGCACCTTTCGGCCCCGGGTAGTCTCGCTTCCTCTCCCTCTCTTAAAATCCCGGGGCCGTCTTGTTGATTTGCCTGGGGGCCATGGCGCGTAGCCTGGCCCCTCAGGATCTTCATAACGCCGTCCCGGCAGGGCGGTGACAGGGGGAAAGGGCGGTTATTCGGCCCAGTCCTGCGGTTTTGGGGCACCTGCGCTGTCACAGGCGGTCCTTTCGCGGCCTGCGGTGCTCTTTGGCAACTTAATCCATGGTAAACATGCTTGCGACCGGCGGCTCTATCGGGCTACCTTAGAGTCGGCTTGCACAGTGGCTGACTCTGAAAGGCCCCGACAGAAGGGGTCGGAAAGGGGATTTCTATGATGGAGTCGGTAGCAAGCTATTTTGAGTTGTACCTGTCCCGGCAGCCTTTGCGGCCTGCCAGCGTGGACATCAAGCGTCGTGCCTGTCGGATGTTCTGTGAGAACTTCGGTACGCCAGCGCCGGACCCGGACGGCGAGGTCAAATATGACCTGTCAGTCAACGAGGTCACGACGGCGATGGCTGAAGACTATAGGACGTTATTGGCGGCGGGGCGATCGCAGGTCAGCGTCAACGGGTATCTGAACAACTTCAAGCCCTTCTGGGCCTGGCTCAGTCGGCACGGCTACATCCGAACCAATCCGTTCGGAACGATTCGGCCGCTGCCGATCGAGGAGGAGCCGCCCCGCCAGACGTTTACGACGGCAGAGTTGGCCCAGTTGATGAAAGTCGCCAGCCCGTTCTGGCAGATTCGGATCTGCCTGGGCCTGATGGGCGCTCGTCGCGGCGAGATGCTCCTGGGCGTACAAGCCCGAGACGTCAAGCTCGACGCCGAAACGCCGCACATTGTGATCGGCTATCATCGGCCGGCCAAACGGACGATTGGCTGGGGTGTCAAAGGCAAGAAGCTTCGGTACCTGGGGATTCCGGAGACGATGTGTTTTGATGGCACGGTTGTCCCGTTGCGTCAGATCATCACGGACCGGATCGCTGAGCTTGGCCACGCGGATGGGTATGTCTGTTTGGAATCGTTTTATGTAGAGCGACTGCTGGCGTTTCAGGCGGACGGCACGTTGGGCTTTGCAGAGACGCGTGATCCGACAGGCAATTTTCCCCGCAAGTTTCGGCGCTTGCAGGAACGTGCGGGCATTCGTGAAGCGCGGCGTTTTCATGAACTACGAGCCGCGTTTGCCACGAGCATGATAGACAAGTTCGGCTTAAGTCGTGCGGCGGATCTGCTCGGGCATTCAAGCGTCGAGACGACGCGTAAGTACGATCGAAAAACTCAGTTGTCGCTGGTCGCCGAAGCCACGTCTTATGTGGCTAAAAAAGCTTATATGTCTTAGGCCCGATAAGATATGTTATGTTTCATTCGATCGGAATGAAACGGGGGGCGGGATCGACCATGCGGGATTAAGTTATTTGGCCTCCAGGGCCTTGATACGCTTGTCCATGCGCGACACGATGATACCGAGGTAGATGGCCAGTCCGCCCAGCACTATTAGGCAAACGCCGATGCCGATCTGGCCGCCGATGACCATGGACAGATCTTTGTGCATCGTGCGGATCAGTAAGGCGTGCGCTTCGAGCTGGGTGGAAACTTCCTGTTGCGTCTTGGCGTCCGATGCGAGCTTGAGCAGCTCCAACAATTCGATCATGGATCTCTCCCCGCGACGTGCCGGCAGATCGGGCCAGGCGTTGGCTGGCGTGATGAGCTGTCGATCGGCCCGCGTCCATCGCATCTCCCTGAACCGCGCGGCGAAGCCGCTTGGTGGTTTCGCCGGGGACCGCTCCCCGACCCGTAAGGAAAGTCTAACTCGCCTTTGGCCTTTGTCAAAGCCAAAACCCGGAGGGTTTTTCCTTTACGGAGTCAGCCGCCGCCTGTAAAAAGGCGGCTGACGGGACGGAGCCCTTAACTCCGGGAGGGGTTAAGGGCTTCCGTCCTCCCGCCCAGCACAGCATACACGCAGATCCTCCCCGCGTCAAGTCGCTACGGGGGCAAAAAAAATGACCAGGTGGGGATTTTCTCCGGGGGAGCTGCTAGAGGTTGGGGGGTGTTTCCGGACGATCGCCGGCGGGCCCGGACAGTTGGGTGCCCACCTTTTGTCCGGCCTGGTCGATCGTATCGAGCTCTGCGCTGAAGGGATCTTCGCCGGCCAGCCAGGCGGCCAGCTCATCGATCGTGTAGGTGATGCCGATCGGTATCCGGACATGCTTGATCTCGCCGGCTACCAGGACCGACAGGACCAGCTCATCGCGATCGCGATCATGGTCGAGCCTGGCCTTTTCGACGCCGGCGGTCGTGAGCGCCAGCTTAATCATCTTGGGGCTGCTAAAAGGGCCGAATAGTCCCATTGATAGACTGCCTCGGATTATAACCGTAGTGGGTCCATGGGCTTATACTCACCCGCCGAACAGTTTCGCCAGGCCGAAGACGGTCCCGCCTGACAAGACTGCCGCCATAATGCACGCGCCAAGTAGCCGGGCTTTGAAGATCTGAAAGGCCTGGCCGTGCGGACAGCTCTCGGTATGGTGCTTGATGATGCGATCGGCCACGATGTCGGCGATCTCGCGCACCTCGCGTTGCTGGTCGTCGGTCAACGCCATCAGCTCACCTTGAGCCTTTTCACTCGCGCGGCCAGGGCTTCGCCCTGGTCGTTCGCCAGGATCTCTTTGGCCTTCTTGGTGTTGGCGACTTGCGGCCCGGCCAGCAGCGTATCGACCGACGCGATCACGCCGCGCGTGTCCTGCTTCGCCAGATCCGCCCGGATCTTCTGCCAGATCCCGTAGGCCGCCGCCGCTCCGATCCCCAGGAGCTGCATGATCTGGCGCACCTGCGGGGGGATCAGGGCCCCTGCCGGCCCGCTGGCGACCTGGTCGATCGCCTGGCCGATGTTGTTGACGTCGCGCACGATCGCGTCGCCTTGTTCGAGCTGGCTTTCCGTGCAGCCGCCAGCCAAACAGCAGCAGACGGCCGCGATCATCATAAAACGTCTCATTGGCTCGTTACCTCCATGTTTGCGATCCCTCAGACGCCCCAGGATCGCCGATCTCCCGTCGATCCGACCCACAGCCCCCCTGGTTATCGCCGCCGGCGACGTTTCCGCTTGCGCCCCGACGAGATCCGCCAGCCGCTCTTGACTTTGTAGACCGAGCTGCCTTTGCGCTTGGCCTTCTGCGCCGATGACTTTTTCTTGTACGTCTTGCGTGCCATGTCAGCTCCTAATGCGTCTACCCACCAAAAGCATTCCCGCCAGCAGTCCGCCCCCGACCATCCAGGGGAACCAATCCCCCTTGGCGAACCTGGCCGCCAGGGGTGTTTCGAGCGCCCCCAGCGCCGCCACCTTGGTCGCGTCCGACTCATCGCTCAGCGCGATACGTTGCACGCTATAACTGTCATATGCCAGGACGCCAGCGTAGGCGATCGCCACCGCTGAGATACAGCCGACGATTACTGCCAGGGGGACGAGGATACTCGCCCGCTGGACCTGGTCGCGCTCTTGCTTCGGTGTCTTGCGCACGATCACGCGGACGACCAGGTATTCGTAGACCGTGCCGGTTTCCAGGTCCGTCCGATTCTCCCGCTTGCCCGATTGGTAGTCGAATCGCTCATCGTGGGCGATCTTCTGTTTCATCTCGTGGACCGCCAGCGCGATCATGACCTCATTGCGCCCCACGATCCGAAAGGCCAGGTCTACCATGTCGCCCGGACTGACGTAGCGATCGTCATAGGTCACTAGCTCAGCCATCGTCAATACCCTTCCCATTGGCAATGCCAGAGGTTGTTGGTCCCGTCGTAGATCGCGTCCAGTCGACCAGGCCCGACCGCGTCAACACCGCCGTTGCCTTTGAGGTTTCCGCCACCGCTGAAATCAATCGTGTACTGCGAACCGATGACATAGATAATCACATGCTGTCCGTCTACACCGTCGTCTAACGTCGTCACCGTCGCCCCGGTGCCGCCGCTCATCGTGAAGAACGTCCCGTTATTGATACTCGGCGTGGCATCGTTGACCGGTAACGTCTCCATCGGTGTCACCGTCTCGCCTGTGTGCTTGATGCCGCCGACCGTGATGGGATATTGCTGGTACACGCTGGGAGCCGTACCGCCATAGCTGACGCACCGATTGTTGGTCAAGCGAAAGAGCCCCGGATTGGCCTCATCGTACAGCGGACCCGGCCACATCGAAAAATACTTCGAGCCGAGTGAACCGCTGCACGACTCGAAAGACACGAACGTCGCATTATAGGTACAGCAGACCGCGTCCCACACCGTGGCCGCGTTGTTCTGGAATTTGCAGGATCGAAAGACCGCCGACGATCCTTGCGCCAGGGCCGAATCTATGGTGAGATAGACGGCCGCGTTGTACGTGTGACCGTTGCACAACAGATGCTCAAAGTTGCATTCGTACAGTTCAATCGACTGCACGCCCTTGGCGTACAGGGCCCGGCAATTCGATTGCTCGAACACGCAGCCGATGAACGTCTGGGCCCAGCCGGTTTCGAGTTGGACCATGCCGTCAACGGTCGATGTCCCGTGATAGAAATTGCAATGCACGAACGTGTTCGAGAAGATATTTTTACCCGACGATGGGCCGACCAGCTTGACCGGTTGCCAGTTGGTTCCCGGCGTGCCCAGATAGCCAAAGCGGATATTCTCGAACAAACACGAACCGAACAGGCCCGCAATGGCAACGTCGAATTCCGAGTAAACCTCACAGTCACGCATCCGCAGGTAGGCGATATACGTAGTCGTGGCCGTGTTCTCCAAAACCGACACGTCCTTGTCAGCCGAGCGGAACGCGAAGCCCTCAATAACGCCCCGCTCATACTGTACGGCCGTCTGAAAAATCGCGTCCGCGTTGGCCGCCAGGGCATACAACACCGTTGCGAGACCTTGACCCCGCATCGTGACGAAACTCTTGGGCGCCAGGGCCGAAGCCAGGCCGTAGGTTCCGGCCGGGAAGTCGACGACCGATCCGGCCGTCACCGCGTCGATGGCCGCTTGAATGGCCGCCGCGTCGTCGGTCGCTCCATCCGCAACCGCCCCCCACCATTGCGGATACACCGTGCCCGCTTTGGTGAACGCCACCGCCCCGGTCCCGGCCAGGGCAAAACACGAATGCCGCTGGCCCGCTTGGATATGCTCGGGCGATTCAATCGTCAGGGTGACGCCCGTATTGACCGTCACCGTGCAGCCCGGTTGAAAGGTCCAGACAATGTCGTCGTCGGTCGTGGTGTTGGCCGAGACGACGGAATCGGAGTTGACGTTGACCACATAGGGCCCCGCCCCGGCCGCTGTGACCAGCGCATCGACGTCATCCGCATAGTCGTCGGTATTGTAGACCGGCAAACCGAGCGATGCCAGGCCGCCCGTGGCGTTGGTCTTCAGCAGCAGCGCCCGCGACCAGGCCGTGGTTGCCGTCAGATCTGCGACCGCTGGATTTCCTACCGGCATTTAGGCCTCCTGCTCGTTCCCATAGACGTTCTGCAGCGCATCCGATCCACAGGCCCAGACGCCCCCCTTCCAGTTTTGCGACCACCAGGCCCCGCCCGGTAGCAGTACCGCCGCGACCGCCACCGTCGGCGTGACCGCGTTGGTCAGGCCGATGTAGACATAGCCGCCGTTGTCTTCGGCCGCGACGATCTCCACCGGCTTGCGGTCCCCGTTGGCCGCAAACAGCAGCGTCGCCGCCGCCGGCACCGACCCGTCCGCCACGTTGGTTTTGTTCAGGACCGTGGGCGTGGTCGTGGCCGCCTGGTAATCATCGATGTCCGTCTCGATGTTCGCCAGGCTCGCGACCATCGCGGCGACCAGGCTGTCGCTGGTCATCGTCACCGGCCGATCCGCGATATAGACGACCACCGTCGACGCGACCGCCCCCGCATTGTAGAAGACGATCCGCTGATAAGACTCAGGGACTTCGAGCTGCATCCCCGGCGTCACCTGTTGTAACGGGTCATCGTCGATCGCGACCTGAATCGTGGACGCCGAGACCGTCAGCACATTGACGAACCGCCCAAAGGCCCCGATCGTCCAGTAGGCCCCGGCCGCCAGCGTCTGCGTAAAATAGCGTGGTGTCTTCATGCCAGTTTCCTAGCCGCCCATTTGATCGTGTGGTAGATCCCGACCCAGAAGATCAGTTGATACAGCGCCTCTTTGGTAATCATCGCCGCCCCCTGCGCAGGACCGCGATCGCGATCACGCCGACGATCCCGATCGGGATATACTGTTTCCAGTCGATCGACTGGCCTTGTTGCGACGCCGAGAGAGACGTCAACGCCAGCTCGGCGAACCGATTCGACGCATCGGCCGAGCGCTTGGTGACGTCGGCCTGGTTCTCCAACAGGCCCAGCACGTCCGCACCCGTCAGGCCCGATTGATACTTGTACGTGCCGATATCGTAGGCCTGGTTTTGATGGACCGTCGCGGCCGGCCCGATGAACTGACCGCCCTCGGTCGAATCGAGCTGCACGCGTTGATCTTGCGCCAGCGAATAGGATCTACTGCCCATGTGTCACCGCCTTGTCAACAACCACAGGCCCGCGATGATGACCAGGCCGATCATAAGCGTCTGCGTATCGATGCCGCGATCCATCGAGCCCGATTGAAACGAGACACTCGACGTCGCCGAGCTGGGGCCCTCGCCCCCGCCGCCGGTGAGACCACCGAGCCCGCCGGCCAGCTTGCCGGCGCTGCCCAGTACGTTCGATGTCGCTCCCAAGAGCCCGACCAT